AGTTGAGTTCAGCCTGAATCAGCTCCTCATCGCTCATGACCTTGTTGTCGTCGATCATGTCGTCCAGATCGTGAGCCCGTCTGGCAAACAGCTCCACAAACTGCCACGCCTTCTCATTGTTATGAGTAAGGCGCATGAAGTCTGGTTTTATGGAGGTGTCGAAGTGCATTACTTCCAAGCGTAGAGCTTGAACTTCAGGCCGCTAATCACGCCACTGTTAATACCGTTTACAAATTCGGTAATCCTATTCGTTGAATTGTTCCCCAGCCAAACTTTGCTTGGCGCCTGCCCCACATCGCCCAACTGCACATTGAGCCTAACCTGAGAAGTGGTAGACACGGTTTGGACCAGATGGAACTCACTGCCTCCAAAGCTTCCTAGTAGGTTAGATGTGTCGATTTCTTGGCCAGCAACAAGGCCTAGCTCGCTAATATCGCTTGTGGCAACAAACACTGATCGAACGAGCTTAGGGACGCTACCTAGACCGTGATTGAAAACTACCTGTCTTCCTGCTGCTGTTGTTGCAAAAATGTAGTCACCAGCAGTTCCTGAAGACAGACCTGAGAAGTAGTAGCCCGGTTCACTGGTTAGTGGGCCTGCGTTGGTTCCAGAGGAAGAATACCCTTGAGTAAAGACCCTGATTCTGAATGTGAATTTTGAACCGGAAGCTCCTATTGCAACGTAATCAGGTGATGTGCTGTTGTCTTTCCTTTTTACGTAGAATCTACTGAGGTCAGTTTTGACATACTGCGTCATCTGCAAGATGACATTTGTATCGTTAAAAGTGACGCCAGTTGTTGGGAACTCCTGAGTCTCATTCTGCCTGTCACAGTGGGTGCTGCTTAGGAGTATTTCGTCGCCAACAGCATATCCGGTGTTGGTTGAATCGTCTAAAGTGCATCGAACAGTCACAACTACATGCTCTGGCGTTGTTCCCAGACCGTGCGGTTGAGTCACTAAGAACGGACTAGAGGTAACAATTGTAGCTAGATCGCTTGTGTCAAAAACAGACGCAACAGATACTGTTGGCTTATTTATCCACTCAATGTTGCCAGAACTGTCAGTGGTCAGATACTTGTCACTGCCATTTGTGGTGATGTCAGTGTAAGGCACTGAACTCAAGCCAGCTTGTGATGCCCATTCAGGGGCTGCAGATGAGCCTTTTGTTCTAAGAAACTGACCATCAGTCCCCGGGGGTAGCTTCACGAGGTCACCATCAGCATTGTAATACAGGATCTGACCCTGAGTGCCTGCCTCGAGCTTTGTCAGGTTCAAGTTGTGGTCATCGATCTTACTGTTGATGTTGATGCCCTGCTCGAGCTTGCTTACCACCACGGAGCCATCAGCTAACTGTGCAGATGAGAGTTCACCAGTAAACGTGACCGAAGGCGACCCAAGCAAGTTCAGCTTGGGGTAGGTGACTTTCTCGCCGTCAGCGAAGTTGTATGATGGGCTTACAATAAGTGAAAGTGGCATGATCTTATGCTGTTATGATTCTGTGGCCTGAGGCGGACATGTAGAATTTAAGTGGTGTGTAGTTCACTGTGGCAACTGATGTGACAGACTGCTTGACGGCAACATATATGTAATCGTCTGTGTCCAGCTCAACATGCCCTATCAGTGAAATGTTTTTGTTGTTTCCAGATGTCGGATGGTGATGGACCTGCTCGGTCTGAGAAATCTGAGAGCTGGTAGCTGCTGAACTGTCATATTTAAACAGGCTTGCGGCCACAGTAACATTTGATCCATCAGTTGATCCAGACAGTGATACTTGCACCTCCGCATCGATTGGGATGTCGCCAGTGTATTTCAACTGACCGTTAGCTGGCATTGTGAACTCAGTCATATTTGAGTGAGTTGCCGTTGTCAGGGACAAGGCTGTGTATGCTCCACCACTGTTGATTGCGACAGAAGCTGCTGCTGATGCGTAAATAGCCCCAAACGGATTAACATCGTGCTCAGTGACATGCTGTGGATACCACTTGCCAGAAGTGTTGCTGACAATGGTCAGTGTCTCCCCCTCGCTCACCCTTACATCCCCAAGACCAGCAGGTCCCCAGTCAGGGCTCTGAATGGTAATGAAGCTGGAGGTGGCGTTAATGATGTTCTTGACCGTGATATACCCAGTCTCTGGCGCAGACAGTGTGAATGGTGATCCTGCGCCACTACTGATGATGTTATACAGCTTGGTGTCACTGACAGTGTTGCTACTGGTATCATTGTAGGTCTGTCGGAACGTGTGAGGAGCGTTGAGCGATATCTCAGGGTCACCTGTGCCGTTGCCGTTAGAGACAGTCAAGCCAGTAGCCCCAGTGATCGTCCTGACATTGGCAGCTCCGCTCCCGTCCAGCGCAACCAGACCAGCAGTTCCGCTGAGTTCGTCTATGGACCGAATGTTGCCCTCGGCATAGTTGAGTTGCTGCAATGCTGTAATGAACTCGGCTCGAGTTACTGTGTCAGATGGGATTGGTCCATTGACCGCATCGACTACGAAGTTATTTGTGCTGTCTGGCATATTACCAAAGTCCTGAGTGTTGTCCTTCTCGTTTCTGTCCTGTTGTCGATCCAGAGGTCACGCTGTGCAGTCTGATCCTGCCGTCGATGCCCTCTATCTTGACCTGAAAGTAAGCTCCCCTTCTGTCTACCCTCATCTTGTGGGTCCAGTATTGATACAGGTCCAACTGAGTTCCAGTGGAGCCCAGAACAGTGCCGGGGTCAGCACTGTCAGTATCAAGTATGACAGAGTAATCCTCTCTGCCGGGAGTCTCGTGGGTGTCATCCAGATTCTGGATGTCCCAGTCCTCCATCCCAAAGGTCATGTATTTTGTGCGGTTAGGGAACGTGAAGCTGGCATTGTCCACAATGACTGACTCCTCCTTCACACCATCCACAATGCCAGTCACCTTGTATTCTGGGTCCCACGTTGAGACGTAGATCTGAGCTTGCTGGAACCTCCTGCGGTTCCCTGCCTCAAACCCGTAGCCACGAGTCTTAATCATGAAGCTGATGGGCCTGTCCTCTACCTTGATGGTGTCAGAGCAAATGACCTGCAGGTATGGATCAACATTCCCAAACTGATCCCTGATGCTGACCAGTATGGGTGATGTGCTCTCGAAACGCACACCGCATCCGTTGTCGCTTTCTGTGGTTTCTCCAGAGAGCCAGCCGTCTTCCGTAAACCCTGTGAACAGGTTCGCCCCAGCTATCTCGCAGTGATCTGCGTTGTTCTCTGAGCCAACTCCCCATAACCATCCATCTTCTGGGTCATTTACATTGCCCTCAGTAGACTCGATAATCGGAAGACTCCCATCAGTGATCTCTGAGTCAGCGTCATCAATGATCTCTCGGCTTCTGGTCGCAGTGATTACTGTCCCATTGTTGACCTGAACAGTCGTGCCTTCTCCTACGTGACCCTTGACCATCAGGTCGCATGTGTAGGTTCCTTGAACGATGGGACGGCCCTCTAGATCAGAGTATTCGTAGAGCCCAATTGTGCCATCGTAGTCTACGTAGTAGAGATGCTCAGAGCCTTGGAAGTCTGCCACAAACAAATACTTGATCTTAATGGCCTCTCCAGTGTCGTAGCCTGACCAAGCTCCGTTAATGAAGTCATAGACGAGCACTGCACTGTTCTGCTGCCCTCCATCAATCGGGACGCTCAGGTAATACCTGTTCCTCCAGTAAGCTGCACAGGCCGTCTCCTTGGCTACATTGAAGTCGATCCTGTCGATCAGTGGTTGGATCGGTGTGCTTGCTGGTTCTGAGATCCCCTGCAGCTTGTTCTGCTCCGTCAGCCTCAGTGACACTACGCCTCTCTGGCTCAGGAACCACAGGTCGTTGCCTGCGCTGGCGACAGACCTTGTTCCCACGAGACCGTATTCTGTGGTCACCTGATCCAACACAGCGTTGTTTCCCCAGTCTCCTACGAGATTGGATACTGTGTAGATGCTTGTGTCCTTGAATACTACTACGGTCTGATCGTTCCACTTGTAGAGTCTACGAATGTTGTCGGAGTCACCCTGATTGATCTTGAAATTGTTGTAGACCGCATCGTAGTTGGTGTAGCTCAGGATGTCGCTGACTGCCACGTGGTCTGACTTGTAGCCTCCAGACGGCTTGTGAGGGACAAGAATGCGGTTCTGGAAGAACAGGGTCGTATCAGAGTTGGGGATCGGATTGGTCCCGTTGTCGGAAGCAGGAGCCTCAATGAAGCCTTCAGCAAGCGAAGACATGACAAGCTGGCTCTCGTCAGGGCCTCGAGACAAGATCACCTTGTCGAATGCCTGAGTGAACCAGTATTTGCTGACCGTGTTATTGCTGGTGAATTTGGTAGAAGGAACGGTCAGACCAACGCTGCAGGGGATGGGCTCAATACTGTTGCCGTATCGAGCCCTGTAGAGATTCATAGTGACCCCATCAAGGCTGGCGGCTATCAAGATCCAGTCAGCTCCGTTAGGGTCATTCCATACACCCACTCCATAGACCTGACCTAGAGCAGTTGTGATCTGCCTATTCCAGTTAATATCTCCGTTGTTCCATTCAATAGGCCACGTAAAGCCGTATCTGTTGAACCACGTGAGAGGCATCACACCCTTTCGGGGCTCTGCTACACCAAACCTGAACCTAGCATTGACTGCTTCAGAGACCATACCGGGAGCCAGCATGTGAGGCTGCTGCCTCATGTCTACACCCACAAATCCATTGTCGCCTGCTGTGATAGGCGCATCATCGTTGATGGTGTAGTTCCTGTGCTCCCTCATGTGTAAAAACCAATTTTTCTCAGGACCTGATCTAGGGCTTTGTTGCTGTTGTCCCAGTTCAGCTTCATTCCCCTCTCAGAGGCCCTCAGGGCCTTCTCTAAGCCCCTGTGACCATAAACCTCTCTCATTCTATCCACCAGACTGTCAGGCTTAGGCACAGCCCATAATCCGCCGTTCTGGTAGTGGTTCTCGGCTGGCTTCAGATCGAAGTCTACCGGATACCCCACTGACTCATCATAGAACTCAGTAATGCCCCCGAATGGGACTGCTATCACTGGTCTGCCAGTCGCCATAGCCTCATGCTGCATAAGGCCCCAGCCCTCCCCTTTGGAGGCACTGGCAAAGCAATCGAGCCCTGCATACCAGTTGGCTAGGTCCTTCCTAGTCCAGAACTGCCTGATGAACTGGATTCTGTCATCGTCAACCTTGATCTCAGGATCATCAGGGAAGCACTTAATCTGCAGCCTTACATCCTTAACCTTCTTGGGGAATGCCTTCTTCCAAGCCGTCAGAACGTCCTCAAAGCCCTTTCTGCAGCCTCCTGCTGCTGTCCTGCCTGCCACGCCAAAAACGAACTCAGAGCCCTGTTTCTGTGGCCTGTAGTGGAAGATGTCAGTATCGATCCCCATAGGGACCTTTGTCATCGTCCTCTTGATCCCCTGAGCATTGAACATGCAGAGGTTGAAGTCGCTTGGGACCACAATCACGTCTGCCTGATTCAGATTCAGGACTGATTCCTTATGGAGTCTGGTTGACTCCCACATCGTGTTATAGACCAGCTTCTTCTTGCCTGCTGGACAGTATGAGGGGCAATGAATAATCATCTCCCAGTCATCAAGCTGCTGCTTGTGAACCACAGACTCCATCACAACTCTGGGTATAGGAGCCTTGCCTGCCTCACTTCTAACAGGCCAGCAGTGAATGTCCCTGCCCAACTTTGTCAGGCCCTCAATAACACGAAAAAGGTGGAGTGAATAACTGCTGTATCCATCCACCACGCCTCGCACCACACCTCGTTTCATATCAAGTTCGCAATTTACCTCGCTCGTGTTCTAGGTCACGTAACATAGTCATGACCTCCGCCTTCTCGGCATCAGATAAATGACCAGACAGTCTGCCCTCGAGCTTCCTGATCTGCTTGGCTATCGCATTGTCTGCTGCTGATAGAGTGAATGTAACAGCACGGCTGCTGCTGACAACTTTCTTTATCACCCAGAACAGTATCAGAATGCCTATGGCGTAATACATCAAACTCAATCCCCCGGGGATAGAATTCTCCAGCATAGATAGAGTAGACTGATCGCCGTTTCCACGCTCATTATTATCCACAGACCATTCCACACGTGCTTCGCCATCATGAGTCGCTGCAGTGCTGAATA